AGCTCAATTAAAAGATTTTATTGATAGCGGTAGTTTTAGTCTTACAACAACTGGATCCTCTGGCGCTTCAACTCTTGTTAATGGTGTGTTAAACATACCTGTTTATACAGGTGGAAGTGGCGGTGTTATTTCTTTGAACAGCTTAACTGGAGCGGTTAATATTGTTTCTGGCCCTGGACTTAGTGTAACTCTTATAGGAAATGATATTAATATTGGTTTCTCCACTCTTCCTGTAACAAGCTTAACTACAAATGGTACTAGTGGCGCTTCAACGCTTGCATTTCAAGCATTAAATATCCCTGAATATCGAGGCGCTATAACTCTTGTTACTAGTGGATCGGGTGCAGCTACTCTTGTTGGTGATACTTTAACAATACCTAATACTCCATTAACTTTAACAACAAACGGTACGGCTGGAGCTGCTACTTTAGTAGGAACAACTTTAAATATTCCTTTGTATGAAGAAGGACTTACTGTTTCTACTGGACTAACTTCTGGCCCAGCAACTTTGGTAGGAGGTACGCTTAGTATCCCCAATTATGGCAGTAATGCAGGTAGTCCTTTAATTGCTGTTTTTAATTTAAGTGTTACGGCTGGTGTTTTAACTGGCAGCGCTTTTGTAAATAATTTTGGAGGAACATGGACTTTTTCAAAAAACGGCACTGGAGATTATGGAGCTGTAAATTCATCTGCTGGTTTAGTGGCAGGATATGTAATGTGTATTGTAGATAATCCAAACGTTACAGCTGCTCCAAGTGGAGCTGGATCTGGAAGCTATCCAGAAAGCACAGTTGCTGAAAGAAAATCTAGTACTGAAATAAGAATACAAAATTTTGACCTTTCAGGCACTGGTGTTGGTACTGCAAAAGATTTTGCAGGATCAACGGTGTGGGTTGAGGTTAGAAGTTACCCAATATAAAAATGGATATAAGAAAAATTTCTATAGGAGCTGATTACAAATCTAATGCCATGCATTATATTGTTGGTCAAAATGTTCTAGGAGGATCTTATTTTATAAAACACATTATTTACGATAAAGATTCGTATAAAATATGGATAATAAAAGGAGATGAGGTTGTGCTTTGGAAAGAGTTTAGAACTACATTGCCTATATCTTTAGAATACAATATTAATTTTTAATATGAAAAATACAATACAAAAAGATTGGAAAGATATAATTTGGGAACGAATGTCAAAAGAAGACAGGGAAAAAGAAAATGTATTTCACCATAAACCAATAGAAAGAACTAAAAATAGTTCAATATAAATTAAATTTAATTTAATGCAATCTCCCTATAGTTTTATTGTTACCCCTAAAAGGGGTAGACGATATGATAATGTAAAAAAATACGGAAACAAAAATTTTATTACAAGCTCTTCTGAAGAAGATCACAGCTCTTCTAATCGATTTGGAATAGTTGTTTCTACTCCCATTAATTATAACGGCCCAATAAAAAAAGGCGATACTCTTTTGGTTCATCATAATGTTTTTAAATTTTATAACGACATGTATGGTAACAGAAAAAGCGGTAAAAGTTTTTTTAAAGATGATTTGTTTCTTGTAGATCCAGATCAATTTTATATGTACAAAAACAAAAACGGATGGATGGGTTATGATAAGTATTGTTTTATTAAACCTTTAGAGTCCCAAGATAGTTATCTTAAAAAAAATTCTAAATACGAACCATTAACTGGAACAGTAAAATACATAAATCAAGATTTATTAAACAAGGGGGTGAAGGTTGGAGATGTTGTTTTATATCAACCTGATTCTGAATATGAGTTTCGTGTTGATGACGAATTACTTTACAGGATGTTTACTAATAACATTACAGTTGTTTTATGATTTATATCGAAGATAATTTTTTAAGTTTAGATGATTTTGAAGATGTCAATAACGGTATAGATAGTTGTAAATTTAATTCAGTAGATGTGGGTGATTCTTTTTTTTATGTTCAAGAATCAAATGAAAAAATTAATAATTATGTAATAAATAAATTAGAAAAATTTGAAGGAAGAAGATTAACAAAAATTTTATCTTTTTTTAGGGTAGCAACAGATAAACTTGATACTTCTTGGAGAATACATTCTGATTTAATTGTTAATGATCAAAAACCAGATAGAGCATTAGTTCTTTATCTTTCTCCTAAAAAAAGAATTGACACTCATGGAACTGCTTTTTGGGATCATGTTTATTATGGAAAAAAACTTTTTAATAATTGCACTAATGAAGAGTATGATAATTTAATAAAAGTAGATTCAAATAATTTAGACAAATGGAGTTTAAGAACAGTTGTTGACTATGAGCCAAACAGATTAGTTTCTTATCCAGCAAATTATTTTCATAGTAAATATCCTAATGAGGGTTGGAAAGAAGGAAGAAAAGTTTTTGTAATGTTTTATAAATTTAATTAAAATGGATGTAAATAAAATTAAACTTCAAATTATAAAAGCAGGCGAAAAAGCCGTTCAACAGTTAATTAAAGTTGCTGAAGAACACATTATAAAATATGGAGAAGATGATGAGCTGGCTGCTGACAAGCTAAAAAATGCTGCGGCAACTAAAAAATTAGCTATATTTGATGCTTTTGAGATATTAAAAAGAATTCAAGAGGAAAAGGATGAAATAGAAGGAATTGACAATAAAACAAATAACTCACCAAAAGGATTTGCTGAATCAAGATCAAAATAATTTATACATTAAAATTTTAAATCTAATTCCTAACAATGTTTTAGCTACTAAAAATAAAGCTAAATCTTGGAGTTATGGTTACAATGAAAAATACGATGTTGTTGTTATTTCTAAATCTGGAAAAATAGGAGAAATTATTTCTATTCAAGGATTAAGAATAGCTTTACCTAAATTAGAAAAAAACATTTATGTAAAAAGTAAAGTTTCTTCTGAGCAATATTGGAAGGCTCAAGAAATACCAAAACCTTTAAGTAAAATAAAATCTATTTTTCAATGGCACAATACTTCTTCTAGCTTTAAAAATCAATGGGTTGATTATATAGAGGAACAATTTGATTACAGAGAAAAAGGTTATTGGTTTAAAAACAATGGAGTTCCAACATATATAACTGGTTCTCACTGGATGTATATTCAGCATACAAAAATAGATGTAGGACTTCCTGATTTTAGGGAAGCAAACAGAATATTTTATATTCACTGGGAAGCTTGCAAAGCAGATAAAAGATCTTTTGGTAATGATTATTTAAAAATTAGACGATCTGGGTTTTCCTACATGGGAAGTGAAGAGTGCGCTAATATTGGTACAATAACTAAAGATGCTAGAATAGGAATCCTTTCTAAAACAGGAGCTGATGCTAAAAAAATGTTTACCGATAAGGTAGTTCCTATATCTAACAATTACCCTTTTTTCTTTAAACCCATACAGGATGGTATGGATAAGCCAAAAACAGAGTTAGCTTATAGAGTTCCTGCTTCTAAAATTACTAAAAAAAACATGTATGAGGAAGATGTTGATGAGGTTGAGGGTTTAGATACAACTATTGATTGGAAAAACACAGGAGATAACAGCTATGATGGTGAAAAATTAAAATTGTTAATTCATGATGAAAGTGGAAAATGGGAAAAACCTAATAGTATTATTAAAAACTGGGGTATTACTAAAACGTGTTTGCGATTAGGTAGTAAAATTATTGGTAAGTGTATGATGGGATCAACATCAAATGCTTTAGATAAAGGTGGTGCTAACTTTAAAAAACTTTATTACGATTCTGACGTTACTAAACGCAACTCAAATGGTCAAACTAAAAGTGGGTTATATTCACTTTTTATTCCTATGGAATGGAACATGGAAGGTTTTATTGATAGGTATGGAATGCCTGTTTTTGATACTCCTGAAAAACCCATAATGGGGATAGATGGTGAAATGATAAGACAAGGCGCTATTGAGTATTGGCAAAATGAAGTAGATTCTTTGTCTGGTGATCCAGATGCGTTAAATGAATTTTATAGGCAATTTCCCAGAACAGAGTCTCATGCGTTTAGAGATGAAAGTAAACAGTCTTTATTTAATCTTACTAAAATATATCAGCAAATAGATTATAATGATTCCTTAATGATAAAGCAACACATGACTCAAGGTTCTTTTTCTTGGCATAATGGTGTGAAAGACACAAAGGTTATTTGGACACCTGATAAAAGAGGTAGATTTTTTGTAACTTGGATACCTGAAAAGTCATTAAGAAATCATGTTGTTGTAAAAAATGGAAAAAAATATCCTGGCAACGAACATATTGGATCTTTTGGTTGTGATTCATATGACATTTCGGGTGTTGTTGTCGGTAAAGGATCTAATGGTTCTTTACATGGAATGACTAAGTTTAATATGGATACAGCTCCTAGCAATGAATTTTTTTTAGAATATATTGCTAGACCACAAACGGCAGAGATATTTTTTGAAGAAGTTTTAATGGCTTGTATATTTTATGGAATGCCTATTTTATGTGAAAACAATAAACCAAGATTGTTGTATCATTTTAAAAACAGGGGTTATAGAGCTTTTAGTATAAATAGACCAGACAAAACATTTAATAAGCTTTCTAAAACAGAAAGAGAGTTAGGTGGAATACCTAATTCTAGTGAGGATGTAAAACAGTCTCATGCCTCTGCTATAGAGTCTTATATAGAAAAACACATTGGTTTAGATTTAGCAAACAACTATAGAGATCCTGATGACATGGGAATAATGTATTTTCAAAAAACATTAGAAGATTGGGCGAGGTTTGATATAAATAATAGAACAAAATTTGATGCCTCTATTAGTTCGGGTTTGGCTATAATGGCTAATCAAAAACACCTTTATACGCCAGCTAAAGAAAAATCCAAAATAAGCATTAACTTTGCTAGATATAATAATAAAAATTCTATTAGCCAATTACTTAAATAAATGAAAGACGTAAAAATACAAGTTAACTCAGCTGCCTTTCCAGATCAATTTGCTTCTGATTCAGTAAAAGACACTATGGAGTATGGGTTGCAAATAGGACAGGCAATACAATACGAATGGTTTAGAAGAGATGGAGGATCTTGTAGATTCTATTCTCAATGGGCAGAATTTAATAGATTAAGACTCTATGCTCGCGGAAAACAATCTATTGCAAAATATAAAAATGAAATTTCTGTTGATGGCGATTTGTCTTATTTAAATTTAGACTGGACACCAGTTCCTATTATTCCTAAATTTGTAGACATTGTTGTTAACGGTATGAACGATAGACTTTTTAAAATAAAGGCTACTGCACAAGATGCTATGTCTGCTGAAAAAAGAAATCAGTTTCAAGAAATGATTGAAAGCGATATGATTGCAAAACCGTTGTTGCAACAGATAAACACTGACTTTGGTGTTGATGCTTTTCAAACAAAGGAAGATGATTTACCTGAAAATGATCAGGAGCTAGAGCTTTTTATGCAGATGAATTACAAGCCAGCTATTGAAATAGCTGAAGAAACTGCTATTGATACTATATTGTCTACTAATCACTACAACGAAAGCAGAAAAAGAATTGATTTTGATATTACTACTTTAGGAATTGGTATTGGTAAACATATGTTTCTCCCTGGAGATGGTGTGAAGGTTGAGTATTGCGATCCAGCAAACGTTGTTTATAGCTATACTGAAGATCCTTATTTTAAAGACACTTTTTATTGGGGTGAAATAAAAACAATTCCAATAACAGAGCTTATAAAAATTGATCCTACATTAACAAATGAGGATTTAAGTGAAATTTCTAAATATAGCCAATCATGGTATAATTATTATGATGGTGCAGCGGCATACAATAACAGTATGTTTTCTAAAGATACCGCTACTTTACTTTATTTTAATTATAAGACCACTCATTCTTTTGTTTACAAGAAAAAGAAAATGTCTGACGGAACCTTTAAAGTGGTTCAGAAAGACGATCAGTTTAATCCGCCACAGGAAATGATGGATGAGGGAGAGTTTGAAAAAGTTACTAAAAGAATTGATGTTTGGTATGACGGTGTAATGGTTATGGGTACTAATATTATGCTTCAATGGAAGCTAGGAGAAAACATGGTAAGACCAAAATCTGCTAGTCAATATGCATACTCTAACTATGTGGCTTGTGCGCCTAAGATGTACAAGGGATCTCTTGAGTCTTTGGTTCAGAGAATGATTCCATTTGCAGATTTAATTCAAATGACTCATTTAAAAATACAGCAAGTTGTTTCTCGTGTTGTACCTGATGGTGTTTTTATAGATGCAGACGGATTAAACGAGGTTGATCTTGGAACAGGTAACGCGTATAATCCAGAAGATGCTTTAAGGCTATACTTTCAAACAGGTAGTGTTATTGGTAGAAGTTACACTGGAGATGGAGAATATAATAACGCAAGAGTTCCTATTCAGCAATTAACATCAAATAGCGGTGCTAGCAAGATGCAAATGCTTATTGCTAACTACAATCATTATTTAGATATGATAAGGTCTGTAACAGGCTTAAATGAAGCCAGAGATGGTTCTATGCCTGATCCTAATTCTTTAGTAGGTGTTCAGAAATTAGCCGCCTTAAATTCTAACGTAGCAACCAGACACATTTTAAATGCTAGTTTATACATTACAAAAACTTTAGCTGAATGCTTGTCAATTAGAACAGCAGATGTTTTAGAGTACGCAGAATTTAAAGATGAATTTGCTATGCAGATTGGTAAGTATAACTTAGGAATACTTGAAGACATTAAAAATTTATATTTACATGACTTTGGTATTTTTGTAGAGATGGCTCCAGATGAAGAGGAGAAAGCTATGTTAGAGCAAAATATTCAAATGGCTCTATCTAAACAAGATATAAATCTTGAAGACGCTATTGACATCAGAGAGCTTGCTAATATAAAAATGGCAAATCAATTGCTTAAAGTTAAGCGTAAAGTTAAACAAGAAGCAGAGCTGCAACAACAACAACAAGAACAACAAATGCAAGCTCAAATGCAGATGCAGGCTCAACAAGCTGCTTCTCAGTTAGTGCAACAAACAGCTCAAGCTGAAATGCAGACTAAAATAGCGGTAAAAGAAGCGGAGACATCTTTTGATATTCAAAAACTACAAACAGAAGCTCAGTTAAAAGAACAACTAATGCAGGTTGAATTTGAAATGCAAATGCAATTAAAAGGCGCTGAACAAGAAAACATAATGTCTAGAGAAAGTAATAGAGAAAAAGCTAAAAAAGAAAGAATTAATCAACAATCAACAAACACCTCTAAAATAGCGGAGCAAAAGAAAAGAAATTTAACCTCAATAAACTTTGAATCTAATGAAGATAGTTTAGATGGGTTTGATTTTGCGGAATTTAATCCAAGATAATAGGCTTAAATATATAATTAAATTAGTACTAACTTTGTAAAAAATTAAATCAAATGAGTTTTGAAGTAAAAGCAGTTGACGGAAATGTCGAAGAAAAATCAAAAGCGCAAGTTGAAGAAACGCTATTAAAAAAACATGAAGAACAATTTGAAGATTCTACAGATAAACCTGTTGATGACGGAATTGATCGTGTAAATTTTAATAGTCAAGGAGCGCCAGAAGTAAAAAGTGAGAAAGTGAAAGAAGAGTCTTTACCAGAATTTTCTGACACAGACGTTCTTTCATATATTAAGAAAAGATACAATAAGGATATTAATTCTGTTGATGAATTGTTTGCGGAAAAAGAGGCAAACCCTGATTTACCAGAAGACGTATCTAAGTATTTAAAGTATAAGCAGGAAACTGGTCGTGGCATTAATGACTTCATTAAATTACAAGAAGATATTGATGGCATGGAGGAAGATGCTATACTTACTAGCTATTATCGGTCTACCGAAAAAGGGTTAGATGAAGAAGATATTCAGGACATTATCTCAGATAAATTTTTATACGATGAAGATTTAGATGATGAAAAGGATATTAGAAAAATGAAATTAGCTAAAAAACGAGAGCTTGTAAAAGCTAAAGACTTTTTGAATGAGCAAAAAGATAAGTATAAAGTTCCTCTTGAGTCAAGTGGGGATGGATTATCTAAAGATCAACAAGAAAGTTATAGAGCTTACAAGAAATCAGTCGAGGACTCTGAAAGTTTTGCGGAGCAAAATAAAAAGAAGTATGATTATTTTTTAAATAAAACCGAGTCGGTTTTTAACAATGATTTCAAAGGTTTTGATTTTTCAGTTGGTGATAAAAATATTTCTTTTAAACCAGGAGATGCACAAGAATTAAAAAATCGTCAACTAGATGTCAATAATTTTATTGGCTCATTTGTTGGAGAAGATGGTTTAATAAATGATGCTGAAGGATATCATAAGGCGCTATCGGTGGCTATGAATCCTGATAAGTTTGCTAAACATTTTTACGAACAAGGTGTTGCTGCAACTATAGACAATGTTTCTAGAAAATCTAAAAACATAAACATGGATGTAAGACAACAATCACAGTCAGTTTCTAAAAATGGAATAACAATTAGACCTGTTAGCAGAAGTAATGATAACGGAAAGGGACTCAAAATTAGAAGTATTAAAAAACAGTAAAATTTTAAATTATGGCAGTAAATGCAACACCAGGATTTGACTTGCAGCCAAGTGCGCAACAAACTCCTTTATCAACAAATTATATAAATAACTTTGATTTCTTAAATCAATATCTTCCAGATGTTTATGAGAAAGAATTTGAACGTTATGGAAACCGATCAGTAGCATCATTCTTGAGAATGGTAGGTGCTGAAATGCCTTCTAACTCTGACCTTATTAAATGGGCAGAACAAGGAAGGCTACACACAAAGTACCAGGCAGTAACTTCAGCAGGAGCCGCTGGAGTTGACAACGCTGTTTGGACTATTCCTAACAACATCCAAAATTTTAACCCAGCATTAGGTGGAACATCTAATCAGGCAGCTTTTAGAGCAGGTCAAACGGTTATGATTTCTGATAATACAACAGGTTCTGCTTTGCAAAACAAAGGTATTATTACAGTAGCTCCTACAGCTGCAAACCCAAATCAAGTAACAATTGCATATTACGAAGCAGGTGGTCAAACTATGGCTGCTGGTGTTTCTTGTGATATCTTTATTTATGGTTCTGAATTTGCTAAAGGTGTAGAAGGAATGCAAGGATCTTTAGAATCTGACGATTTCTTTTTTCAAAACAAGCCAATTATAATCAAAGACAAGTATTCTGTTTCTGGTTCTGATATGGCTCAGATTGGATGGGTAGAAGTTACATCTGAAGGTGGAGCATCTGGATACTTATGGTACATGAAATCAGAGCATGACACAAGACTTCGTTTTGAAGATTACCTAGAAACAGCAATGATCGAAGCAGTACCAGCGGCAGCAGGTTCTGGAGCAGGAGATTATCTTCAAGGTGTAGGTGCAGGATTAAGTGCAGCTGATTCTTCTGGATCAGAAGGTATCTTTTATGTAGTTGGAGAAAGAGGTAATGTTTTTGGTGGTGGAAACCCAGTTGCTTTAGCTCAATTTGATCAAGTAATTCAAAGACTTGATAAGCAGGGATCTATTGAAGAAAACGTTATTTTTGTAAACAGACAATTTTCATTTGATATTGACGATATGTTAGCGGCACAAAACTCTTACGGAGCAGGTGGTACTTCATATGGTTTATTTGACAATGATAAAGATATGGCTCTTAACTTAGGGTTTACAGGTTTCCGTAGAGGTTATGATTTTTACAAGTCTGACTGGAAATACTTAAACGATCCTACTATGAGAGGTGGTATAAACGCAGGTGCGGTAAACGGACTTTTAGTTCCAGCTGGATCTACAACTGTTTATGATCAAATCTTAGGTAAAAACGCTAAGAGACCATTCTTACATGTACGTTACAGAGCTTCAGAAACTGAAGACAGACGTTATAAGTCTTGGATCACTGGTTCTGCTGGTGGAGCAAAAACTTCTGATTTGGATGCAATGGAGGTAAACTTCTTGTCTGAAAGAGCTGTGTGTACTTTAGGTGCAAACAACTTCTTCTTATTCCAAAACGCGTAAGTAGTTAGTAGTTAATATTTAAGGAAGGTGAACGGCATACATGCAAAAAGTTCTCTTAGTAACCTTCCTTTTTTTATATAAATCAAATTAAATTATATTATTATGAATAAAAGTAAACCAGAATTTAAGGCGAAAGCCTATCGTCTGACAGGAAACAAGGCGCCTTTGTCTTATATGTTATCCTCTAGACACTCAACAAGATCTCCTTTATTATATTTTGACGAAGAGGAAGGTACTAATAGACCTTTGCGTTACGCAAAAAATCAAAAAAGCCCTTTCGAAGATGAGCAAGATGGTAATGCAATTTTAGAGCCTATTGTTTTTGAAGACGGAATGTTAATGGTGGAAAAATCAAACCAAGTTTTGCAAAAATTTCTTCACTTACACCCTAGTAATGGTAATGTGTTTCAAGAAATAAACAAAGAGCGAGATGCTAGTGCGGAACTAGAAATTGTTGAAATGGAAATTGAAGCTCAAATAGAAGCTAAAAAAATTACAAAAGATATTAAAAAACTAACTCAAGTTTGTCGTGTATTAATGGGTAATGGAGTTCAAAATATGACTTCTCCTGAACTTAAAAGAGATTTACTTGTTTATGCTAAACATAATCCAGAAGACTTTTTAGACACAATTAATGATCCTATGCTGGAGCTTATGGATGATGTTCATCAATTTTTTAATGCTACACTTTTGACTTTTAGAAATAATGGTAAAGATGTTTATTACAATCTTCCTAATAATAAAAAGAAAATGATGACTATTCCGTTTGGAGAAGATCCTCATTTTATTGTAGGATCTTTTATGCAAAGTGATGATGGATTAGAAGTGTATAAACTTCTTAAAAACAAAATAAAATAAAACCTTATCTTTGTTTTTTATTAACCCATTAAAACTTTTTATAAAATGGTAAAATTTCTTAAAGTAAAAAACGCTCCTATCACTGGTCAATTGATTAGTCTTGATGGAGTAAAAGCAGTTGCTACGGCAACAGCTACAGCGGTAACGGTTACAATCGACTATGTTGATGGAACTACTACTACAGTAACAACAGCGGCTCAAGTGGCTCATGATGTTTATACGTCTATATTAGACAATATGGAAACAGCACTAGCTACATCTTGGCAGAACCCTTATTTTGAGGTAACTCTTCCAAAAGCTGTTACAAGTATTGTTAATGCATAGTATTATTAATTAATCAATACCTAAAGAGGCTCTAAAAAAATAGGGCCTCTTTTTTTTTGCTATCTTTGTAAAAAGAATTAATTATGCCAATAAATGATGTAAGAAATACGGTATTAGCTATAGCGAATAAAAACAACTATGGATATATTTCTCCGCAAGATTTTAATTTGTATGCGCAACAATCTCAAATGGACATGTTTGAAGATTATTTTTACCAATACAACAATCAGCTTACTAAAGAAAATCAACGCATGTCTGGAACTGGATATGCAGATATAACAAAAGGATTGTTAGAGGTTATAGATACTTTTTATGTAAACAAACCTTTATTAAACATATCATCAAGTGTTTCGCCAAATTTATATACACTGCCTTCTGATTATTATTTGATTAATAAGATGCTGGTATACACAAAAGAATTAGCTTCTGGAACTACAACCTCCGTCAACGGAGGATCTACGGCTGTAAACGATTCTACAGCGGATTTTATATCAAGAGGTGTTGTTGCTGGAGATATAGTATCTACAATTACAGGAGGGGTTGTTTATAACACCGTAGTTTCACAGGTTGTAAACGCAACTAACCTTGTAGTATTTCCAACTCCAGGAGCGCAAGTTTGGGATAATATTGGAAAAACATATAACATATATTCAGCTAGTAGTATTATTGAAGCAGAAAGAGTAGCGCAAAGTAAAATCACTATGCTAAACAACTCTGTTTTGACAAAACCAAATATAGGGTATCCAGCATACACACAAAACGCATTAGCTGCGGAAGCTTTTCCAATTACAATAAATAAAACTGGTCAACTAACTTCTCAGTATGTTAGATATCCATTACCTCCAAAATGGACTTTTGTTTCAATAACTTTAGGAGAGCCTATGTTTGATGCTAGTCAAGCTGATTACCAAGACTTTGAATTGCCATTGTCAGACGAGCCTGAGCTAATAGCAAAAATATGTAAATATGTAGGTTTAGAAATCAGAGAAGCTGACGTGTATGCATTTGGAACAGAGGCATTAGCAAACGAACAACAAACACAAGGATAGATGGGATATATAAATGACTACGCGTATTATGAAAATTCAGGAAATATTCCCAACGATGCTAATTGGGGTTCATATCAATATATTTCTTTGTTTGATATAGTTAACAATTTCATGTTAATGTATCAGGGAAACCATGAATTAATTAATAACATTGAAAGGTATCAAATTTTATTTCATGCTAAAAGAGGAATTCAGGAATTAAATTATGATGCAATGAAGGAAATAAAAATCCTTCAATTAGATGTCACAATGGATTTAAGATTTATACTGCCTCAAGACTATGTTAATTGGGTTAGAGTTTCTGTTCACAAAGATGGCTTGTTAATGCCTTTGACAGAAAATATTCAAACAAACTGGTCTGGAGCATATCTTCAAGATAATAATGCTAACATATTATTTGATCAAGACGGAAACGTATTAAAACCTCAACAATCAGAACTTGATTTAGAGCGTATAATGCGTGGAGGAAAAAGTATTTATTTAAATGAAGGAAATCCATATCATGGATCTGAAGGGTACTGTTGTGAGGGAAGATGGTTTTTTGATTATGCTATTGGTAGTCGTTTTGGTTTAAACACAGAAACAGCTAATTGTAATCCTACATTTACAATTGACAAACAATCGGGGGTAATTAACTTTAGTAATATTTCTAACGCAGCTTCTATTGTTTTAGAATACATTTCTGATGGAATGGAAAATGGAGTAGACGAAAATGTTCAGGTTAATAAGTTGTTTGAAGAATATATTTATGCTTACATTAAATATTCTATATTAAACGGAAGACTTGGGGTAACAGAGTATGTTGTTAATAGGGCTAGAAAAGACAAATCGTCTTTGTTAAGAAACGCTAAAATTAGATTAAGTAATATTCACCCTGGAAGACTCTTAATGAATATGAGAGGTAAGGATAAATGGTTAAAATAATATGCCAAAAACTACAACAAATTTTATATTAGGTAAAATGAATAAGTCTGTGGATGAAAGAATTCTTCCAAAAGGACAATACATTGATGCCTTGAATATTAGGCTAGGAGCTACGGAAGCTACTGAAATAGGTGCTGTTGAAAACTCTAAAGGAAACAATCTTCTTGCCACTATAAAATATGGAGGATCAAATTTATCTGGAAACGCAAAGTGTATAGGAGCTTATGAAGATGGCATGAGAGAAACTATTTATTGGTTTATTCATGATAAAACTAATTTAATTGCTCCTGGAGGCAAGGTTAGTTTGATAGTGTCTTACAACACTGTTAACGGAACTCTTCAGTATCATGTAATTTCAACATCTGTTTTAAATTTTAATGATAAATATTTAATTACAGGAATAGATTTAGTCGATGGAGAATTATTGTTTTTTACAGATGATTTTAATCCGCCTCGCGTAATAAATGTAAAAAGAAATTACCCTGATCCTATCGCAAACGTAGATCAGTTTACTGAAGACTACATAAGTGTGGTTGTAAAGCCTCCAGGGTTTGAAGATTCTGTAGGTACTCATATACCATTACCAGTGCCAGGGGTAGAGTTAGTTACCCTTCCAGGTAATGAAAACTATATGGAAGAACGATTTATTTGTTTTGCTTATAGATATAGATATTTAGATAATCAATATAGCGCTACATCTTTATTTACAAAACCTGCGTTTGCTGCAAGTAATTTTAGTTTTGATACCAGAAACTATAACAATACTGGAATGACAAATCGTTATAACGGAGCTGTTATAACATTTAGTACTGGTAATGAATTAGTTTCAGAAATTGATTTATTATACAAAGACACAACCTCTAATATTATCTATGTAATTGAAAGATTTAAAAAATCAGATTTTGGATGGGCAGACAACACAAACAAAACATACTCATTTACAAATAGTAAAATATATACTACATTAGGATCTGATGAATTGTTAAGACAATATGATAATGTACCTCGTTTTGCAAAAGCACAAACAATAATGGGTAATAGATTGTATTACGGTAATTTTATAGATGGATATGATTTTAAAAGAAACAGCCCTGAGGGAAGTAATATTTCTTTAGACTATTCTACTTCGTACATTTCTAAAGATCTTTCTATTCAAGCTTTACCTACTGGCTCTCCTGTTACTGGTAATATTTATACTATAAATTCATCGGCATCAACATCTGTAGAAAACTCTAAAGTAACAATTAATTTTGATGAAATAGCCGATAAATTAAAAACAGGAGCAGTAGTTTCTTTTGATTTTAATCTTACTCATGATCAGATAAACGGTACAACAGCTACAACTTGTTACATTGCTAATGATGAATTTAAAAATGAAAATTTTAATTTACAATTAAGCATTACTTTAGATCAAGACTATTCTAGTCCTTATGACTTCTTTATATCTGGTCAATTTCAAGATGCCTTTGGAACAGGAACTTTAGCTGATGGAAGGTTTTTGCCAATACTTGATGCTCAAGACGGAAATTCTTTAACAGACTTATTTAATAATGCTTTAGTTGCTCCTGCCGAACAATGTGTTTTTGTAAAAAGTAATAGTAGCATTACTGATGCCTCAGGGCAACAAGGTGTTGCTATTACCGCAGTTCCAGGTAGTAATAGTTTTGATTTGCAAATTCTTGCAATGAAATTTACTTCTACTGATCTTAGTCAATCCACTTCATTTTTTGAGTATTTTAGATTCATAAATGCTGAGACTTCCTTTTCAGCTGATGCCGATACAAGTAGTCTGCATAGCAATAGAGATTATGAGACAGGTATTGTTTATTTGGATGATTACGGTAGAGCTTCTACTGTTTTAGTTTCAGAGTATAACACCATATATATTGAGCCTGCTGATTCGGTTACTAAAAACAACATTCAGGTTCAAATAAATAGCACAGCGCCTTACTGGGCAACAAAATATAAATTTGTAGTAAAGCCAAGTTTAGCAAATTACGAAACTATATTTTCTAATTTCTTTTACATTAGACCTTCTGACAACATGATCTTTTTTAAATTAGAAGGGGATAACGCAAGTAAAGTTGCAAAAGGGCAAACATTAATTGTAAAAAGAGATGTTTCAGGAGCATTAACAAGATTAGAAAAATGTGAGGTTTTAGATGTGACACCAGAAGCTGCTAATTTTTTACAAGATGCTGGTGAAACTGATGAAACTGAAAGTCAATTGGGTGGACTTTATATGCAAATTAAAAACCAAAATTTTAATGTTGCACTTAGTGAAGACTCTGTTATTGAGTTTGGCAATATATACGCTGCAAGTGACAAAAGAGGTTGTACTACTAAAAGGCAAATAGGGTATCCTTGTTTTACAACAGATACTGATCCGACAACAGGTGTAGTTACGACAAACAATTATACTGTTCCAGGAGGATCTGTTATAAAGATAAGGTTTAGAGCAAACAGGTCTGCGGTTAATACTCTTAATGGAGCAGAACATTTCCAATGGATATGGGAGCAAACTTTTGTAGCTTCTAAAGATTATAGTGATTTAAGGTTTTGGTACAATGGAGATAATATAAATATTGCTTTAGCTCAACCTGGAAATGTAAACGGATTTGGTGCTGATGATGTTGTTGCTACTTATGACACTACTGTTTATCAGCCTTCTGATTCACCTTCTGATCCACCTATAGGCCCCTACGGTTTTGCTGCAAATGTTCCATGTGAATTTTTTAAAGTCCGACTTGCCTTTTGTCAAGATGTTAATAACATAGGAGATGAAAATTTTCCTTTGTATTTGGGTATAAACAGCGGTATCCCTGGAGCTTATAGAGCATTTAACGACAGGGACTCAAGTATTGAGGCAGATATTACAGTGTTTAGATCTGATAGTTTATTAATTTTTGAATCTGAACCATTAGATGCAGATCCAAATTTTTATTATGATGCTAGTGAAATGTTTGACATTGACTCAAATGGAAACCATTTATCTGGAGGTTTAGTTGACGATGGAGATCAAGACCAAACAAGTACTCAAGATGCTATTGTTAATTTAGATTTTGCAGATGTATATACCTTTGGTAATGGTTTAGAGAGTTTTAAAATAAAAGATCAATTAGCTGGGAAGGGTTTCCAGTTAGGACAGAGGGTATTAGCTGTTTCTAACCAAGACTATAAAGAAGCTGACAGGTTTGAAGGGTTGACATATAGTGGAGTTTATAGTAGTAATTCTGGAACAAACAACTTAAATGAATTTAATTTAGGTTTAGTAAACTTTAAAGATTTAGAAACTTCTTATGGGCCAATTCAATTGTTACATTCTAGAAAAACAGATATACTTGTTTTGCAAGAAGATAGAATATCATACGTTTTAGCTAACAAAAATTTATTGTCTGATTCTACAGGTGGTGGTGCAATAACATCAATACCTCAAGTTTTAGGAACTCAGATAGCTCGTTTAGAAGAGTATGGAATTAGTTTTAACCCAGAAAGCTTTGTTGCTTATGGGCCAAGCGTGTTTTTTACAGATGCTAAAAGAGGTGCGGTGTTAAATTTAATGGGCGAATCTCAAGGTGGAGGCGGAGATTCTCTTAGAGTTATTTCTGAAACAGGAATGAGGTCTTGGTTTAGAGAAAGGTTTTATTTAAACTTAAATACTCAAAAATTAGGAGCCTTTGATCCTTACATGAATGAATATGTATTAGCATTAAATACAATTCCACTTCCAATACCTCCAGAAGTAGTTCCTTGTGGAACTGAAATAACAAAAGAATCATTGCCTTCTGGTCAAGAAATTTCTACAGTTATAGGTTATGGTAACTTAATAGGAACTGTTCCTATAGGTTATGAAATTTTATCTGGAGAAATTATTATATCTGTTCTTTGGAATGGCGTTCTTGTTACAAGTTCAACATTAACAGGATCAGGTGTTTTTAACTGGGATAAAAGTTTAAACACTCCAACCGATGCGGTAATTACTATTAAATCAGTAGGAGTTGGAAGCGCAGATTTTACTATAAATTATAATTGTGTTACTGGAACTCCAATTACAGTTATAAAGGTTGTTCTTAATTCACCTGTAGATGCAAGTAAATTTATTCACGCAGAATATTTTTGGGAAAATTCAACAAATATAAGTCCTATTGACAGCGATTTATGCGAGTTTGGAAATTCTCCATTAGTGGCTTCTACTTTTGATGCTCAACAAGGGATTAGATCTTTAGGTGTTTTTCCTTATGATGGAGTAGATTTAACCATGAGGTCTAATAAGATAAATTTTGACAATTATGATTGGCAATTCCCAGCTGATAATTTTAAATATTTTTCAACTAGTATATTATATCCAAATACTATAGGTGGAATAAGTTCATTATTGTCAAATGCAATTACAATACCTAATTCTAGTGTAGCTAATCCATCACCTGGATTGTATGAGGCAGAGATATCACCAATAGCTTTACCATTATCAAATCAATATTTATATTTGATTTATGATTACAGAACAACATCTTGTCAAGAATTTTGTTATGATGCGTCTAATCCAATAGATGCGTGTTGTGATTGTACTTTTACTTGCAAATCGTTTGCTTGTAGTAGTGTTCAGCAAACCCCAGCGGTTGTATGTAATCAACCACTATCGGAAACTTATTATCACACTGGTGCTGGAGCATCCCCAGGTGTTGGTGATTTTGTTTATTCTTCATCTACATGCAATGGAAGCCTTGCTGTCCCTCTTGCGTTTGGATATTACAAATCAGAAGCTAATAAATATATCCGCGTATCAAGTAACGGAATTGTAACAGAAATAGTAAATTGTACTTAAATATAATATTATGGCAACACTAGGAACATTTTGTTTTGATGGCGTAAATTTTGCGCAAGCAACATCTTTATACACAGACTCAGCGCTAACTAATTTAGCTCCTGACGGTTATTATGCGCAAGGTGGAATATCCAGAAGGCAGTTAAATGGAATTTTATTAGCTCCAGCAGCCTGTTCTGATTGTAGTTCTCCTCCTACACCACCCACAATACCCTGTGGTACTGGAGTTGTAATACCACAGAGCCAAAATGGAATTTATGAATTAAATTATAATGCAGGCAGTGGAACAGGAGCTGTAAGTCTTTTCTTTCGACCTCAAAATCTTCCTGACGGAATAAGAGTTCTTTATGACGGTGTATATTATAATAGATTGTCAACTCCATTAGATGGAAATAGACAAAGCACAAGTGGTGTAGCAGATGCATTTACTATATTAGGTTATCCTTACAATCCTCCACTTTCATGTTCAGCTGCTCCACAAACACATGTTCTTGATTATTACAATGGTTTAACCCAAAACCCAGCCTCATGGATACCTGGAACTCCTAGTACTAAAACAATTACTACAAATACAGGGGATGATGTTATGGGTGGTGCAGGTACACAATATAATCTTATGATTATACCTAAAGTAAATGCGGCAGCTGATAATATAAAAATAGAAGTTATAGGGACTTGTCAGCAAACTCTTTGGCAGCTAGAGGTATCTTGTCCTGCGGCCCTACCTGGTTTTCAAGGTAGATCAATTGGAAGTGGTACAGGGTGTACTTCAGCTAATGCAACTTTTTATTTTGGAAGATTTAGATTTCAAACAGGCGGTTATCCTGCATTTAACAATCCTGTTTTTAGTGATGTTAACGGAGAGTTTAGGGTTCCAGATGGAAATTATTATATGGACAACAATATAGTAATTTCAGTTTCATCTGGAGTAGTTAGCGGATTCCAACCATGCTCGTAATAATTATTATGAATAAAAAAAATAAATAATATGGCAATACCAGTACCAGTACCAGCCGAAACATACACTTTGACTTATAATCCAGATTCAGCAGGGATGCTTTCTAAGGAGGGTGGTTGGCCGTCTTTCTATTCTTATATACCAGACTATATGATAGGAATGAATAACTATTTTTATAGCTTTAAAAAAGGTAATTTGTGGAGACATAATACAAATGAAACCAGAAATAATTATTATGGGTTTCAATATAGTTCTACTATAACCAGTGTTTTTAATGTAGAGCCTACTTTAAGCATAAAACTTTTTAAAACAATGTCGTATGAGTCTACAACTACTGTTGCTGACACCAGTCAGGCGGCTTGGGAGTGTGTTGAGCTAAACACTGACTTAACAGACGGTAGTCCAGGATCCATGCTTTCAACATACTTTGTTGAAAAAGAAGGAGAGTGGTTTAGTTTTTTAAGAAATAATGCTGGAACTTTAAATTATAAAGCTAGATCTGTTAACGGAATAGGAGAGGCTGTCAGCACATCCATTCCAACAGTTGGATTTACAACAATTAACTTTAACAATGAAGTTGGTTCAATTATTAGTATTGGAGACTCCGCCTATGCTGTAGAAATAATAGGTGGTGTTGCAACAGCTGAACCAGCCTTAATAGGAGAAGTAACAGAAGTTACGGCTACTAGTATTACAATTGAAAACTCAAACCTATTGCCAGTTATTATAGGTCAGTTTATTCTTTACAGTAAAAATGCAGTTTCAGAGTCTCATGGAGCAAGAGGTTATTTCTTGCAATTTAAATTAGAAAACGACTCAACTGATCCTGTAGAATTATTTTCTGTAGGTTCTAGTGTGATGAAAAGTAATCCATAGAATTTATCTATATTTGTTATATGCAATTAACTGTACGAAAAATAGAAGAAAAAGACTGGGAGGTATTGCCCTCGTGGTGGCAAGAGTGGCCAGAGTGGACTCAACCAGGAAGAGATGCATTACCCGAAGATGGTTTAGGTGGGTTAATAATTGAGAAAGGTGGTATACCTGTATTTGCAGGATTTATATATGAAACCAATTCAAAAGGAGTTTGGTTAGAATGGATTATATCAGATCCCGAATACAGGCTGTCTGATAGGCAAGAAGCTTTAGAGCTTTTAATTAGTAGTGCAGAAAAAGTAGCAATAGAAAAAGGATTTAAATATGTTTTATTTATAGGTAAACATAATAATCTAATTAACACTTTTGAAAAATTAGGATGGCATGTAGACCGTACACCATCATATGAATTAATGAAAAAAATACAATAATATGGCAGTAGTTACATCGGCAGTAGTAGGAGTTGCTAGCGCAGGTTTCTCAATGTATCAATCTTTTAGTGAGAAGGCTAAAGCTGACAGAAGAGCTAAAGAAGGCATGGAGCAATCAGACAAGTTAATAAAAGAAGCGGAAGTGTTGGCTGAGAAAAAAATGTTACAAGGACTTCAAGTTCCATTAGATGCATTTGATAATGAAGCAGAACAAAATTTGCAAAGCTCAAAACAAATTGTAGATGTACTTCAGGATGGAAGTCCTAGATCTTTAGCTGCTGGTGCAGGATCTGTAGCGGCTCAGAATAATTTATCAACTGAAAATGCTCGTGTAGCTAAAGGAGAACTTATATATGAAAATGAGTTATTAAAAGCTCAAGAAAATTCAGATGTAAATCAAGATTTAAAAGACTTTAAAGTAGGCCAGGCATCTGATCAAAACATGATGGCTAGGGATGCAGAGGAAGCTTCTGCGCAAGCTACTAATAACATAGTACAATCAGCAGGACAGATAATTACATCAGGAGCCGCACTGGTTCCTTTGTTTCCAGGGAAGAAAATAGATCCAAAATTAGATGGACTTTCAAATTCTGATTCTATTTTTGGTGGAGGAAAAACAAATTCTACTAATCTTAGTCAATCCAAAGGTTTCAATGAACTTTCTGAATACGAAAAAAGACAGAAATATCCATTTATGTATAAAAATTTTGGGAAGAAAGACAGTTAAAATTACAACACTAATCACACAACATGGCAAGAGAAGATAAATCAACACCTAAAGGAGCAAACAAGTATTCTGTTTATGCTCAAAGAGACGTAGAAAGTACTCAAGTTAATTACGCAGATGCGGCAGCTACTTTAACTAAAAGTTTTACTGATGTTCGTGATGATAGAAAGAAAAGAAAAGAAGACTTAGAAGATAGCTTTGACAAAACGATGTCTGTTCTTGACCAGGTTGAGGATATGCAGACACAAACTGCTGGAGAAAAAATAACACAAGCATCTCAAATGTCTGTTGATTCATTAGTGAACATGAATAATAAGATGAAAAATGGTGAAATTAGTGTTAGAGATTATCAAAGATATGAAGGAAGATTAAAAAGTGGTTATGCTAATGTAAACAAAGTTGTAAAAAACTGGGATACATGGCAGGGAGAAACCAACAAAAGAATGACAGAAAATCTAAGTGGTTATCTAGAAATTGGAAACGCTCAAGATGTTCAGCCTTTAGGTCAGTTTGCAGACCATGAATTAGTAACAAATCCAGCTACTGGTAATTTAGCTTACGCAGTGTTAAAAGATGGTAAGCTTCCAACAGATCCTGCTGCTTTTATACCACCATCACAGGTGTATTCAAGCATGAAATATCGTCAAAATAAATACAATGTTACTAAAGCCGTAGAAGGAACTCTAGGATCTGTGGCTACAATTATAACAGCAGCTCAAGCTGAATTTGATAAAGATGGTGTTGGTGGAGGTATTACAAGTTTAGAGGATTTTAGACAGCTTGGAGATGTTGGCGGTAGCGGTTTAAAGTATGATGGTTGGATGGATTCTCAAGTAGCGGCTATTGTTAATAAGACAACTGCTGGTCAAATATTAGTTGATCGCGGTGGTTTTGGCGCAGCTCCAACTTTAGAAGAATTTAAAAAACGTTTCCCAGGAGTAGATGAGTCTAAATGGATACCTTATACTACGAAAGACGGAACTATAACTGCTAATTATGCTCCTGGACAAATAAAAGAGGCGGAGCAAATAGTTAGAGACATGATTGAGGCTGGAATTGACAGTAAGACCACTATGACATCAGGTACAGCGCCAAGAGCTGAAACCGCTACACAGGCGGCATTAAGATTGCAAAAGGAAGAAAAACTAGTAGACTTACAAATAGTTAATGACATTGCGGCTGGTGATCTTGGAGCCTATCTTTCGTCTGGATCTCAAGGAATTATCGGGGTTAACCAAAGATTAAAAACGGCTGGAATTAAATCCGAGGATTCTTTGATTGACTCTATCACTAGACAAGGTGATGAAATTATAGTAGAATATCAAAGCGGTAGAACAGGTACTCCAATTAAAAGAAAAAACAAGGATGGTAGTTTTAGAACTACAGAAGAAATAGGGAAAGAAGTATATCAATTAATTTCTGCTGACGGAAAATCTTTTGTTAATGATTTAAAAACCGCTAAAGAAGATGGGTTTAATTTTGGTCAAAATGTAAGGGATAAAACCCCAGCAGAGGTTGAGTCTATGTTAGAGATAAATAAAGCGACAGAGTATTTAATAAGCGAGGGAGTTACTAATCCAACACCAGCACAAATAACGCAGGCTATCGAAGATCAAGAAATTGATGGGATTACTGAAGCAGAGTTAAAGGAGGCAATGGAAAGCGGTACTATACCACAGGTATACACTGGCGAAGATGCGGTACAATACGCCTCAAGACAGGCTTTACAAACTAGAAATATAGGTGATAACATTGCAAAAAGTTTAGGAGCCAAGTTAAATGACACAACAGGTGCGGATTATATAAAAGAAAAATATAATGTCGCTACAGGTCAAGAGAAAACAAACTTAAAAACATTAACAACTTATAACCCAATGAAAGATGGGCCACAGGTAAGAGCAGAAGCTTTACAAGGCCCTATGCAAGCAACATTAAGCGGCTATCTTCCTAGAAAATTAAAGGGAAAAGTAGACATGACTCTAAAAGATGATGGTACAATAGAGGTGAAATATGATGGAGAAACTTTAGATATTACTGGTGTTACTGACATAACTTTAGGTCAAGAGGAAACATTTGAAATGCTTGATGCATTAACAAACCAGATAGCTCAAAATGTTACAGAAAGATATAATGTAGTTTTACAAAGCAGAGAAGGTGGATCTCCTACGGCAGCACAAGTAGCTAATGCTCCTGTGCCAGAACCTACTATAAATGCTGGAGACGCACTTTTTAACCAGGTAACTACTGCAAATCCTCAAACTTCTTCGGCTACTGAAGAAGCAGTAGTTACTGAAGAAACAATAGTCCCTGAAGAGGCTGTTACTGAGGAGGCTGTTACTGAGGAGGTTGTTACTGAAGGAGGAGTTACTGAAGAAGCTGTTGCTGTAGAAGGGGTTGCTGAAGAAGCTGTTGCTGTAGAAGGGGTTGCTGAAGGAGGAGTAGTTACTGAAGAAGTAGATGATGCTATAGCTTTAAACGAAGTAGAGGAAAGCGAGCCAATTCCGTTAACAGTACCAGCAAATGCTAGTATACCTGCTTTAAAAAATTATGAAGGTAGAATAAAAGGAAGTCCTACTGCTGATCTTTTTGTTGATTTAATTGAAGATAAAACATATTATCTAGGAGGTAAAGGAACAGGAAATTGGACTGTAAGAGATGGAAAAGATGTACAAACAGATGTAGAAACTATTGATTGTTCTGGAGCAGTATGTACTATTAGAAATGCACAAGGAAAGGATTACGATCTTAATAACACTAATGCTAAAAAGTTTTTGGAGTTAGCGGAAGAAGGTGGCGAAAGAAATATTCCGATAGAATCAGCAAAAGATGGTAATCTAATACTTATGAATGTTGACGGCAATGGTATTGATCATATTGGTTTTGTTATTGTTGACGAAAACGGAAACAAGTTTATAGCAGAGTCTTCTAGTTCGTATGGTGGAACAACAATAACGAAATTTGATGAGAGAATTGCAGACCTTACAAAAAGAAAAAAGAAATTTAGTTACGAAATTGTATCAGACACTAAACAACCACCGCCTGTAGAAACGTTAGCAGCTGCTAATCCTTTAGGAAATTCAATTAATCCTAGTTTTATGCCACCAACAGGGGGGCCAAGTCAGCAAGCAGCTTCTAATCCTGTAGCACCAGAAAATAGAAGAGCAGATTTTTATACTTTTCAAGGAGAGATGATGGAAACAGATCATGGTGACACACCAAAGGAGACAAATGATTCTAGTGAAAAAGGAAAAGACAACAAATCTTTGGATATTGGTTATGGTCATAAAATTCAGCAAAAGGAATTAGATAGTGGTGAAATT